GCCCCCCCAATTTTGTATAAGACCATTGTCCTGCTTGTTGTACATGATTTTTGCAGTAGGCCAAAGAGGGTGCATGGGAGCACATGGATCAAGGTCAAATTCGCCTAATGCTTCAATGATTTCTCGTGGTGTGTACCATTCATCGGAAGCGTTTGCAGATCGTTCAAAAGATGTATTCATGTATTACTTTCATTTAGGATTTTACGAATTTCTATATGATCGCAATTTTCATCAGCCTTTTTCAGAATATAAGCAATCTCTTCTTCCTTACTCATGTTCTGTGGAAGTTTCGTTGCTTCTGCTCTCAATTCAGAAATAATTTTATCTACTTCGGGATTAGGAGTTTCGTATAATTTTTTAAGTTCAGCGGCTTTACGTTTAATAAGTCGCTCTGTCTTTTTGTTTAATTTCATCTCACAATATTTTAAAGTATTCCTTGCATAAAAATCCTTTTCTTGGTGAAAAGTCTTTGAAGTCGCAACTCATGTATATTTCCTTCCTATCAGCCCAATGTGCCATGTCTTTCTGCCACTGTGGAATAATTTGGTGTGGATTGTTCAGATCACGAAAGGGTTGACAGTGTGGGAGAAAACGGCGGCTTTTAGATTTCCAGTAGTTGACACGCGCAAACGACTCTTTAAAGTCCATAAGGATGCAATACAAGAAATATTCCCCTTTATATCCATACTTGTCTATCAAAGCGGAAGCACGTTCAACTTCTGCAATTTGTCCCGGCGTATCGCATCCAAAGCGAATACGTTTAATCCATTTTACTTTTGCAAGTAGTCGGGCAATTTCATCCGTGATTAAGCGGGCATCCAGTCCTTGATTAAAATCCACTTTGACACCCAGTTTGATGATTTTTTCTATTTGCTGCAAGCCATAGTTTGAGGCCAGTATATTATTATCCATAAGGATAGCTTTCTTCCGTCCAGCTGTTATTTCCTCAATATCCATATAAGGTGAGATTTTCCCTTCTTTTTTAGGAACAACACACCACTTACACCGATTGGGACAACCACGTGTCAGAAACCCATAGGACAAATTGGAGTCAATATTGTAGATAGAATAATCAGGTTGAAGACGATCAACCTCAACTGGAAGAACTTTTTCAATATCATATCCGGTACCACCTTTTTCTATTTGGTTGGCATTGATATAATAGTTATAGTCAGGTGTGAAAGTGAATACTTTAGCTGTATATACTTTGTCGTATTCACATAGGGGATTATACCATTCCACTTGATCGCCTCTTGCTTTATGGTAAGCACTGATTTTCATAAGTGCTAAATTGGGGGAAATTGCTGTCAACGGCTAAAATTCCGATATTCATTATTCTTCAAATTTAGGTCTTGGCATCCATGCTATCGGTTCCCATGATGAAGGTATGCTGCTCATTGAAGAGTAAATCGGATTACCTTTGTACATATCATGGATATAACCATCCATGCAGAACCATACATTGTTGCTATATGTACCGTTAAAAATCGCACCATGTTTACATAGAATGATAATGTCTTCATTTTCATTCGGCAACCGTTCTTTCACTGATACCCACGGAGGTTGTTTTGTTTGCCATCTGGCTCCTTCTTTAAATCCTATTCTAAAACAAGTTATTTTATCCCAGTCAGGATGTACGCCTCCAATTTCATTTACGGCTTCTTCTAATGTCTGCTTCATATCTATTTATCAAATAAATTAGTTTGAACCAACGTTCCTCTCTCTGTTTTTATCTCCCCAAAACATTCCCGGTGAAAACGTTCTTCTTGTGCTTCAAAGTATTCTTCATCTATTTCGGTTGCATAGAAATCGAATCCAAGTCCATAAGCAGCTATTCTGCTGCTTCCTGAACCTAAATGACTATCAAAAATTTTGTCTCCCTCTTTGGCGTTTTTTCTTAATATTTCAGCATATAATTTCACTGGCTTCTGACAACGATGGATATTTCCACCTCGTTCTCCAATTGTACACCGGTTTAGAGTTATGATCCGAAGAGCCTTGTCAAAACTACTCCATGCCAATTCACCATCAGACATAGTTAATCCATGTTGTCCTTTATCCCAAACAATCCACCCCATTTTGGGAGGAAGATAGGTAGTAAAGTAGTTACCACCAAAAATTATTTGATTCTTCGATACCCTGAATAGTTCCTCAAAATATTTCTTTCCGGGGGGGGGACTTATCCCAATCTTTTCTTTTATATTGTTTAAAGCCTAAATGCTTCGGCATCCCACCTTTATGCATTATGTCTATGCCATACTGGGGATCGACTATCGCTAAATCAAAGAACTTATCAGGAATATTTTTCATATATTCCATGCAATCCATATTATAAACTTCACTTATTGGCATATTGGCTCCTTTCTGTACTATTAATAAATTGGCACATCATATCCTTTTTCTATGAGGAACTTTATAGCTTTTATTTTTAAACGTTCTCCATACCATTTTTCTGTTACGTTTTCTCTATGATAATGATAAGATAAGTCGCTAACACAAAAGAAGAAAACCAACGGAATACTTTCAATTCCATCCTCTTTTCTTGTAGATTTATACGATATAACGACTGTATCAGAAAACATGGTATTGTCATATTCCAGTAAAGTGGGATAATTCCAAAAATCTAAATGAGCACAACAACCTTGCATCACGGCTAATTGTAAAATATCCTCTTTTGATATTTGCATTAAAGATTTGTCGCCAATAGTTATTTCTTTCATTTTATCAGATCACTTTAATTCATCCTCTAATATTAATCCTCCATTTAGAATATGATTACGCATACTTTCACTCAACGACATTGTTTGCTCCAAACTGGGACGTACCCAATTATGAACTTTCACGTATGATGGTGGAGCTTGTTTTGAAGATTTCGTGTGCATCATATCCCCTCCGCATTTACATCTCATGATGAAGGGAGTTACACCTTTGTCTTTGTATAGAGTTACCTTATAATTATTGCATTTATTACATTCATATAGGTTATATTCTCCCCGGCCATCATAAATTTTAGCATCTTCAATACTTGCAACCATATTATTGTATTGTTGAGCTATATTATCTTTACTCATTTAATCCCATATTTTTCATTAAACATTGAATCCGCTTCTTGAAACTGTTTTGTGAAGCGATTCTTTTTATAAACTTTCGGTGCAGTACATCCAGTTAGCAAAGCAAGGAGTGTACAGATAAGCAGTATTTTCTTCATAATATTTTTATTTATTCGCATAACCCATGGAACAGACTCATGCAGGCATATCCACCTTCTGGCTCGAACATATCAGGGGTATGTTCTTTAACATATTCCAAAACTTCCTCTACATAAGGATATTGTTTGTTCTTACAAAATCTTTGAGGTATGTATGATGGAGGGAAGAAGGAATGTCCTACGCTTTTCTCTGCTTGAATCAGACGTTGACACATTTCAGGATCATTTTTGGCTATAAGTTCAATTTCTTTGTGCCGACACATAATACATGGGAAACATCCAACACGTGAGAATCCGCGATAATACAATGGATTCGGTTCCTGCCCTGCATCCAGTATGCAATCTATAACTTGCTGCGCACTCCATTTAAAGATTGGCCTTAGAACAGAGGCGTCATATTGGGAACACCATTCTTTGACATCTTTACTTCGGTAATTTTCAGTTCTTCCTTTTTTATTAGGTTGAAAATACGATTTAAAGTACATACATTCCTCTTCCATTGCCGCACGTGCTGTACTTTCTCCGGCTCTGATACCTTGTATGATAATGCAGCTTTCTTTCAAAGAAAGTACATAATCAATCATTGGCTTCATTTTTAGTTCACTGGTACAAAACCGTGCATTCGTGGAAGGAAATCTTTTCTTATGAGCTGCTAAAGACACAAAATCGTATTTTGATTTGAGAGTTATAAGTTTTACTCCCATTTGCAGACAAACATCATTCACATGTTTATATGTGTCAGGGTGTTCCCAACCGGTGTCACAAAACACAGCGGTTAAATTCCCCCCCCATATTGTTTGAAGGCTTGGATCAAACATGCTTGTGAATCCTTACCACCTGAAAAACTTACTAATATTTTCATTTTTATGTCATTTCAATTTTTACATATTCATTTTTATTAATCCCGGCACTACCTTTGGGAGAATACACTAATCGGCCTCCATTATCCAATATCTTTTGTACATCTTTCATAGCTTGGTGTGCTTGGGTATAGTCTTTGTATTCTTGGTGGCCTATTGGATATTTGCAATATCTTTTGCCACCGTCAGGCATGATGCTGATACCGAATACTGTTTCATTAGTTTTTCGGTTGAAATTCTGTTGAGTCCTTACTTTCATTTTTTTAATACATTTTCCCAGTTTAAGTATAAATACACATTCGTTGTCCGGTGCTCCCCAATTGGTGTTACCAACTCCGATGGTTATAGATTCAAGTTCAAAAAGCATTGTCCGTTGGGTGTAGCCAAAACGGAAGCGAACATGAGTGTATTCTTTGGGATGAAAGCCGTTTCCACGTGTAATACAAGAAAAACAAATAGCTTTCTTACAGTAGAAACCAGTCTTTTCATAGGAATTGTGACCTCCACATTTTGCTAATCTTCCGATCCAGTATTTCTTGATCTCTCTGTATTCTTCTTTCTTATTTCCGGATTCGATCATTTCATACCATTTTGCTTTTAATGGCAGGTCAAGGATTTTCATATTAACCATAGTCTAAAAGAGTTGCGGATT